ATAGAGCACACCACAAACATTCAGATACAGATAAAGATACTCATGCACCAACAAAGATTGGCTATCTGAATGTGATGTTTTTTAAATGGAAACTAGATAGTGTAAACTTATTAGACAGAAACCGAAAGATTGACGATTGGGCCATACACTCTCATAAAAATTATAGTTTAGTTATTTTGTTTTTTTATATTGCGTTGTTGTTGATTGATGTTGGTTTAGCATTCTCATACAATATTGGCATAGTGATTGCATTGTTTGGAGTTGCATATGTAAACGTGTTTTCTCATGTGAAAAATCCATTAAATTATAGAAATTTTGAAACGGACGATTTATCATCGAATAACTTGTTTGTAGGAATTGTAGGCGGCGAATGGCATAATAACCACCACTACAACCCACAAAATTGGAATGAAAAAGTAAAATGGTGGGAACTAGATATACCTGCACAAATAATAAGACTAATAAAAAAGGATTAAAATGACAAAGAAAAAACATAACCTAATGGATGAAAGACAATCGTTCAAACCTTTCCATTATCCTTGGGCCTATGAAGCATGGTTAAAACATGAGCAGATTCATTGGTTACACACCGAAGTACCAATGCTCGAAGATGTAAAAGATTGGAAGAATAGACTAACTGCAAGTGAGAAACAATTTCTAACACATATTTTCCGTTTCTTTACACAAGGTGATGTGGATGTGGCAGGTGGTTATGTAAAGAATTATCTACCATATTTTCCACAACCAGAAGTTCGTATGATGCTATTAGGCTTTGCGGCTCGTGAGGCATTGCATATTGCTGCTTATTCGCACCTGATTGAAACTCTTGGTTTGCCTGACACCATGTACAATCAGTTTTTAGAATACGATGCGATGAGGCAGAAACATGACTATGTTCTAGACATTTCATCACAGAATTCTTCAAAAGAAAACACCGCAAAGCATATTGCTGTATTTTCAGCATTTACTGAAGGTATGCAGTTGTTCAGTTCATTTATCATGTTATTAAACTTCCCACGCAATGGTACAATGAAAGGCATGGGTCAAATTGTTACATGGTCTATTGTAGATGAAACAATGCACACAGAATCAATGATTAAATTGTTTAGACAATATATTGAAGAAAATAAAGAAATTTGGAACGATGATCTTAAAGGCCAATTATATACAATTGCAGGTAAAATGGTTGAATTAGAAGATAAATTTATTGACCTCGCATTTGATATGGGCGAAATGTCAAAATTGACAAAAGAAGATGTAAAACAATACATTAGATACATAGCAGATAGACGCCTCATATCTTTGGGATTAAAAGGAATTTTTAAAGTTAAAAAGAATCCTTTGCCATGGGTAGAAGAAATGGTAAATAGTCCTGTGCATGGTAACTTCTTTGAGAATCGTGTAACTGATTATGCTAAAGGTGCCTTGTCTGGCAATTGGGACGATGTTTGGGGCAAAGCTGCTTAATTAAAAGGAACACATGATAATAGAAAATACAATAGTAGACAAAACAACAATCGTAAATAATATTCGTAAAAATGGTTGGAGTAATGTTGGTTGTTTAAAAAAAGAAATTATTGATGAATTTAAAAATTATTTGGATAATTCAAATTGGTATGATGGTCATGTAAAAGCTAACAAAACAGAAACATTAGAAGATAAACACTCTGCACCAAATCATTGTAGTTCTGTTTCAATGCACAATGTTATTCTTGCTCCACACTGGTTTGAAATTTCATTAAAAATGACTGAAACTGCCATAGAATATTTTGAAACAAATAACATAGTCTTATACAGTTATAATGCTTTTTATAGCAATACAACTGGTGAAAATTATCACGGCGTTCAAACATGGCATAAAGATGGTGATAGTGAAAACTTTTTAGCTTTGTTTGTTTATTTAAATGATGTTTATGAAATTGAAGATGGTGCTCATTGTTTTGAACAAAAAGATGGTCATAAAATAGATATTTTTGGTTCGGCCGGTACTATGTTTTTTGCTGACACTAGACAATCACATATGGGACATAAACCAAAAAAACAACCAAGAGGTATGGCTTGGGCTCGATGGTCTGTAGATCCAGAACCATGTACATACAAAATAGATTGTTTATCTCCTTTAAATAGAGATCTTATAGGGAAAAGGTATCCTCAAGATGAAACTATGAGAAACATTATACGAAAAGTTGTTAATTAATTGATAGAACTCATTTATTTGCTCATATGCACACACATAACAATTGTGTGTGTTACTCTTTTTTTACACAGAAGCCAAGCGCATCGTGGAATTGAGTTTCATCCAATTGTTAGTCATTTTATGCGATTTTGGTTATGGTTAACCACAGGTATGGTAACAAAAGAATGGGTTGCAGTTCATCGTAAACATCATTCAAATACAGATAAACCTTCTGATCCACATTCACCATATAACGAAGGCCTTTTAAGAATGTTAATTGGTGGTGCATGGTTATATGCTAAAGCCGCAAATGATAAAAAGATGGTACAAATATACGGCACAGGAACACCAGATGATTGGATGGAAAGAAATGTTTACAGTAAACACAGTAAGATTGGTTTTACTTTATTGTTAATTTTTAATACTTTGATGTTTAATGGATGGGGTATTGTTATCTGGTTAATACAAATGGCATGGATTCCTTTTTGGGCAGCAGGTGTCATCAATGGTGTTGGTCATTGTATTGGATATATTAATTGGAAAACAAAAGACCAATCAAAAAACATTTTTCCACTTGGTATCATTGTTGGTGGAGAAGAACTACATAATAATCACCACAATTCACCAGGAAATCCAAAATTGAGTAACAAGTGGTACGAATTTGATATTGGTTGGATGTGGTTTAACATTTTTAAATTTTTAAGGTTAGCAAAATGAAACTATACATTTTTATAGCACTACTGGTTGCCATTACGGTGCCAGCATATGCACAGAAAACACCACAGGGCGTGATGTATGATGCACAGATTGTCCGTGTAAATGATGGCGATACAGTTGTAATCGCTGCGCCATTTTTGCCACAACCATTGAAACCAGAATTAGCGGTTCGTGTGTTTGGTGTAGATACTCCAGAAAAAGGTTTTAGAGCTCAATGTCCTTCAGAAGATGCTCGTGGTAAAGCCGCAACAGAGTTTACAAAGAACGCCGTAGCACAGGCACAAAAACGCCAAGTGGTCTTATATGGTTGGGATAAATTTGGCGGCCGTGTTCTTGGTGATATAATTCTCAATGGTCAATCACTACGCACCATGCTTATTCAAAACGGCTTTGCTCGTGAATACTTTGGTGAAGCTAAACAATCATGGTGTAACTAATGGCATCACTACACCATATATGCGATGAGTGTAGTTCTGAATTCACACTCAAATATAACGAAGAACAAACCGAATCCGATCCTCAAAACTGTCCATTCTGCGGCGAATACATACTAGAAGGTATGGACACTATTGAGGATGAGGATGAATGAGTTGGTTTTTTCTTAATACAACAGATGAATTTACAGAAGAACATATAGGCGAGGCCTTTGGTTTCGTCTATATGATTACGCACCTAAAAACAGGTCGCAAATACATTGGTAAGAAATTCTTTACCAAATCCAAAACCAAGCAGGTCAAAGGCAAAAAGAAACGATCACGGGTTTCAAGTGATTGGATGTTCTATTGGGGTAGCAATAAGAAACTACAAGAAGAAGTAAAAGAAAATGGAAAAGACCAGTATGTCAGAGAGATATTACACCTCTGTAAAACTCGGAGTGAGTGTTCTTATTGGGAAACTTGGGAGATATTCAGTCGTCATGCTCTAATGCATGATTCATACTATAATGAGTGGGTGTCTTGTAGGATTCGGAAGGACCACCTGGTAAAGCCTTAGCTTTATTATCAAAGCGGAACACCAATACTTATGAGCCTGGCAGGTATAAACCTGCAATCACCAGGTAAAAATTTAGCACATTTGCCTCATTATTATGTTGCGTTGCAGTATAATTATACTAAATAACTGAGTAACGCTTAAGGAGGTTACTAATGTTATTGAAACTTAAATCTTTCCTCTGTATATTTTGGGAATGTATAATAGAAGCACAACAAAAGCGTGCTGAATTTTACAGAAAAACCAGAAGATTCATGGAATAAACCACTCGCTTAACCAAGGAGAAATAAATGTTTGACTTTCCAAAAACCAATGATTTTGCTTTTGCAATAAACAAATCCAAAGATGTTGCTATATCCACAGTTGACTTTGGTAATACTCTTTTTAATGAGAGCTTAAAGTTCTTCAACGAAATCACAGGAAAAACCTTTTATACATATACGGTGAAGGCTGCTGAAGCCAACTCACAGGTCACCGAATATGCAAAAGAATTCATCAAAACAGGCACCATCAAAGAAATTTTCGCAAATAGCGGAAAAAACTAAATCTTGGTATCCAGTCGCAAGAAACGGCTGGATTATCAAATTTTCTATTTTTGATGAATGTAATTTTTTAATTACAGTTATTTCGCAATACACAGGACAGGCAATTATCCGATATTTTAACGATGAGGATGATGCCTGTCTTTTCATTAACTTCATCCAAGAATTAGATGCTGAACAAGTAGTTGACCTTTAATCATTTATTGTGAAAGATATATTATGAAATCTTTATTCTATTCTTACAATCAAAAAGTTGACAAAGCCTATATCATCCGTGTAAAAGGTCACGAAGTATCTGAACAAAAAGCCTCAGAGTGTGCAGCATCATGTCGTAAAGTTGGAATGCCATATGATTTCTGGGATGCTTATGATGGTACTGGTGACACAATAATTACACCTTCACACCATAATATAGTGATGGATTTAATTAAAATTATGGATCATTATATGACCAAAGGTGAAGTTGCTTGTGCATTGTCGCACATTAGTTTATGGGCTAAATGTATTCAACAAGATAAACCATTGGTTGTATTAGAGCATGATGCGATAATGGTAAAACCATTTTTAGAACACGCAACTATAGGAACATTATGTTATCTTGGTGGTCGTGAGCAAGCTAAGTTGGGTTGGCCTGTATATCCAACGCCACCCCATGCATCAGAAGGACCAAATTATCATTTCATATGCCGTGCTCATGCATACTCAATAGACCCACAATCAGCAAAAAATCTTTTAGCATATGTAATCAAATATGGTTTAACGGGACCATTGGATATTATAATGAGAACTGATTTGTTTCCTGTTGTACAATTTGATTTGTGTGCTTATGATGAAGATAATGGTACCAAAGTTACCACAATTAAAGGCAGAGATCATGTAAATGAAGAAGGCAAACCTGCTCATAGGCCAAGCCTTAGAAATGACAATCTTACCTTTTAATGTTTGCCTCAATAAACAATTACCTGTGTTATAATAATGTTATATGAGTAAAATATTTGCCATTTGGCGAAATCTTACCGATAAAGATAAATTAGAGGTTATATTTTGCTTAATTTTTATTTTCATTGGTGTAATTATTGTCCTACTTGGCATTGCCTGGTCCCGTGGCCATGATGTAGATTATTTCAAAGAGCGAATCCTTATCATGGATCAAAACCTTGCTGGCATCAATAAGAGAATGACTGAACAAGATTTGCGTTTTGATAAGATTGTAGAAGCAACAAACGAAACACGACAAGCACTTAATAATGAAATAATACGAAACAACGAGCAAGAAAAATGGATTGAATATTGGAAATCACTGCCATCACTACCTAAACCAAAAAATACACGATGATACTTCAAGGCAAATACACAAAAACTCAAGCATCAGCCATAGAGTATTTTGCTACACAGTTATTGACACCTCAGTTAAAAAATCATATAATTATAAATCTAAAGTTTATTCGCAAACTGCCTGTATGTGGTTTTACCGAAGTTGATGGCCATAATACTAAAGGCGTACCAAGAGAGTTCATATTAGAGATTTTACATGGCATGTCAGAGAAACAAACACTTAAAACGATTGCTCACGAAATGGTTCATGTAAAACAATATGCATATGGTGAGATAGACGAGCGAGGCACAAGATGGTTGTCACGCAAACTAGACCATGATTCGGTGCCGTATCATAAACGGCCATGGGAAAAAGAAGCATATCAAATGGAAGAAAGGTTGTATCAGAAATGGTTACAGATGAAGAAGTAGTAAAGATTAGTTATGAGATTGATGATTTTCTAATGAAACAAGTTATCGATAACAATATTACACCAATGCAATTGTCTGGTATGATATTAGCTCGCTTGGTTCGTATGAATGAAGGAGTTAAATGTGAAGATGATTTTTACAAATTGGTTCGATCAGTAGCAGATAGAAAACATTTAATACCAGAAGAAAGGGTTCTACAATGAACAATGAGGTCGAAGCTTATCCTGGTGAATTGAAAGAATTGCGTAGTAAAGTTACACAATTAGAAAATGAATTATTGAGATACAAACCACAAGAAACGAAAGTGCGTGTATCTGGTGTGCCATATGAGGTCGATTTTAGAACTATCAAACAAGAGGTTGAGTGATGTTAATGCCGTTTGAAATTGATGTGCCGTATCGTATGCGGCCTAATATGCGGCCACTTGGTGAAAATGAACCAATTACTTACCAAGACAAAGATTATGACTACTATATTAGTGAAAAGAAAAGAGTAACCATCAGAGAAATGTATGGCAACAATTGGAATGTTCACTTACGAAATAAAGTGCTGACATATTTACAATGTTATACGATGAAAGAAGCTGTACTCAAATACCAAGAAGATTTTGTTGTATGGGCGCCTAATATAAACGGCCAATTGTCCGTACAAATGGCATCAGTATGTTTTCCTTCTGGTTGGGCTCCTTCCACAAAGATCAATAAAAGTTTTACTGAGATACATGAACCTGTTGCTGACAATGAAATGATAATGAAAGCCTCTGATAGTATTGCAACAATGATTACACAAAAAGGGCCATATGTTCGCTCAGTATGGACAATTGCAAATTCGCCAGACCTCAATCGGCATCAATCTATCAAGAAACCATGGACTAATGAGAAATTAGAAGATATGTGGTATCGAACAGAGCGACAAGTAACCGTGCCACTTGGTGATGCAGCAATCTTCTTTATTCGTACCTATGTGGTGCCATTGTTGTCGGTTGATATTGAAAGAATACGCAAATCAATTTATAGCATGTCCAACGATATATTAGAATATAAAGACCTTTATCATGTTATGGAGGTGCTAGGTGCGAATCCTTAATTTTATAGTTGCTACACTTGTATTAATTGGTATAACATTATTGTTTATTACAGGTATTGGTATTATTGGTGGTATTCTTATTGCAAAGGTGTTTTAGATGAAAATTGGATTTAATTGTTCTGCATGGGATATGTTACACGCTGGTCATGTCACTATGCTAAAAAAAGAAAAAGAAATGTGTGATTATTTGAAGGTTGGTCTACAGATTGACCCAACCATTGATAGGCCTGGTGTAAAGAATAGACCAGTACAATCTGCCTATGAGCGATATGTTCAGTTACAGGGTTGTAAATACATAGATGAAATTCTCATTTATGAAACTGAGCAAGACCTATTAAACCTATTGATGACACAAGATATTCATATTCGTTTTTTAGGTGATGAATACAAAGTAAAAGATTTTACAGGTAAAAAACTATGCATCGAATCTGGTATTGAATTATATTACCATGATCGAAAGCATCCGTATTCATCTACAGAAATTCGTAATCGTGTATATGAAATGGAAAAATCAAAGCGTGAGCAACCACAACCAGAAACCTTACCTCAACATTCTCCTCTCCTATTGAACAAATATCTTGAGGCTGAAAGAAAGTATTCAGAAAAATGAAAAACCATTGGGGTGAACCAGATGAAGAACCGTTGCCAGATTGGATGAATCCTGAAACTTATCGGTATCCAAATAAGAGAAAAGCTCGGATACTACAGACGCTTGAAGAAGCCTGTGCTGAAGCATTAAAGAAACCACCAATCCCTATACTATTGAAACCACCAAAAAATGACGACCTTTGATTGGAAAGATAACGACAACGATACACACCATTATTACAGAACGAATGATGGTTGTATCGTAGGCCAAACACATAAGATAGCTCATACAAAAATCTATCTGGCCATTATTATAGTAGCTAATTCTGAAAACTACCTTGGTCGATTTGTTTCATTAGAGTTTGCTAAGAAGGCGGTACAGAATTATTGGGATATACAAGAGAGGACATTATTAGAAAATGCGAATTGAAGAAGATATTAAATTAGATTTTCGTGATGTATTGATACGACCAAAGCGGTCTACATTAAGTAGCCGCAAAGAGGTTGACCTTGAAAGACAATATCATTTTAAGCACTCAGGTCAAACATGGTCTGGTGTACCAATTATGGCCTCAAATATGGATGGCGTAGGCACATTTGAAATGGCAAAAGCTCTCAGCTCATTACGCTTGTTCACAGTATTAAAGAAAGGTTATACTGTAGCAGAGCATCGTGCTGGTTCAGAGAATATCATGTACAATGATACCTTTGCTGTATCTACAGGCACCAGTGAAATGGAATTTGCCAAGCTTGGTATTATACTACAAAACAATCCAGATATTTCTTTTATTTGTATTGATATTGCCAATGGTTATAGTGAACACTTTGGTGATTTCGTTGAAAAGGTACGCAAAGAGTTTACAAATAAAACAATTATTGCTGGTAATGTAGTGACCGCCGATATGACACAAGAATTGGTATTGCGTGGTGCCGATATTGTCAAAGTAGGCATTGGGCCAGGTTCTGTATGTACCACTCGCATACAAACAGGCGTAGGTTATCCTCAATTATCGGCCATTATTGAATGTGCTGATGCGGCACATGGCCTTGGTGCTCATATAATTGCAGATGGTGGTTGTACCTGTCCTGGTGATGTAGCCAAGGCATTTGGTGGTGGTGCTGACTTTGTAATGCTTGGTGGTATGCTGGCAGGCCATGATGAAGGCGGTGGTGAAATACAAGATAACAAAGTAACATTCTATGGCATGAGCTCCGATACTGCAATGGAAAAACACCATGGCGGTGTAGCAGAGTATAGATCATCTGAAGGTCGTACCGTAGAAATACCATATCGTGGTGCCGTGAAGCATACAATACAAGATTTGCTTGGCGGTCTACGCTCAACCTGTACCTATGTTGGTGCCTCCTGCCTCAAGCGATTGCCCAAGTGTACCACATTTATAAGAGTCAACCGTCAAGTGAATGATGTATTTTTAAAATAAGGAATAAAAAATGGAACGAAAAGAACTACTTAAATTTGCTAAAATTGCAGCAGTAACTTATGATAATCCTAAAGATTCTCGGCCAAAATTTAAAGAGCAAGGCTATGAAATTGTAGAATTCTTTGACATAAAAGATGCTCAAGGTTATCTCCTAAAAAATGCAAACGAATATGTGCTCAGTTTTCGTGGCACAGAATCAAAGAGAGATGCACTTGCTGACCTCAAGGCTCGAATGAAAACAGAATCAAGTGGCGCCAATGTTCATCGTGGTTTCAAAGGAGAATTAGATAAAATTTGGCCTTCAATTGAAAAATCGATTGAGCAAATAGACCGCCTATATGTTACAGGCCATAGTCTAGGCGCTGCGATGGCAACAATTGCCTCAAGTAGAATTCAGAGCAAGGTACTCGCATTGATTACATTTGGTAGTCCCCGTGTAGGAACAAAACAATTTGTAAACGGCCTAAATGTCACGCACTACAGAGTACAAAATAATTGTGATGATGTGACCAAAGTTCCTCCATGTATAATGGGTTACAGGCATCACGGTATACACAAGTATATGAATTTCCATGGTGAGTTTAGAAATCTTACAAGCTGGCAAAGAATCAAAGATATGATTAGAAGTAGAATTAAAGCCCGTCAAAAAGGCCAGAAATTCATTGGTATATTCGATCATATGATGAACAGATATATTGCTAAACTAGAAAAAGAAGAATGACACCAAAAGACAAGGTACTGATACTGCTTACAGGAGGGTTAGTTTTCCTCCTAACATTTATTATAGGTGCTGATTTTTACACAGCAATAGAGGCAGGTCGACCACCTGATGAAAGTGTAATTGAATTATTAAAAATGGCAATTACAGGAGTGGTCGGGATTATATCAGGCTATCTTGCAGGGAAGAACTAGACTGTAACAAAAAATTCACACAAAATTCATTTCCAAGGCTCTAAATATTTTTGCGACACACAATGAAAGGAGCTCGCATGTTAAAAAAAATTTTTGCCATAGTCCTAGCATCAGCTACAGTATCGGCTACCGCAGCCGAAATTACAGGTGCAGGCGCTACATTTCCATACCCAATCTATTCTAAGTGGGCTGAAGGTTACAAGAAAGAAACAAATATCGGTCTTAATTATCAGTCCATTGGCTCATCTGGTGGTATACGCCAAATCAATGCAAAGACCGTAACCTTTGGTGCAACCGATGCACCAGTCAAAGGTGAAGATTTAGATAAGAATGGTCAGGTGCAATTCCCTGCCATCATTGGCGGCACCGTGCCAATTGTAAACCTGCCAGGATTTAAACCAGGTGAGCTTCGCATTACAGGTCCAGTCCTTGCAGAAGTATTCATGGGAACAATTACAAAATGGAATGATTCTAAACTCCAATCTATCAATCCAGGTAAAAAACTACCAAGTGAAAACATTACAGTAGTCCATCGTGCTGATGGGTCTGGTACAACCTTTAACTTTACTGATTACCTTGCCGCCGTATCTAAAGAGTGGGAAACAAAAGTTGGTCGTGGTGCTGCTGTCAAGTGGCCCGCCGCATCATCCGTAGGTGGTAAAGGGAATGAAGGTGTTGCCGCTAATGTCGCTCGAGTACAATTCTCCATTGGTTATGTTGAATATGCCTATGTTAAAAAGAATAAACTGACCTATATGCAACTACAGAATAAGAATGGTAAGTATGTCCATCCCGATGATTTAACCTTTGCTGCCGCTGCTGCAGGTGCCGATTGGTTCTCTGTACCAGGTATGGGATTATCGATAGTAGACCAAAAGGGAGATAATACTTGGCCTATCTCCACCGCATCCTTTATTATCATGTATAAAGATCCTGCCGATAAGAAAGCCAGTCAAGAGGTATTAAAGTTTTTTGATTGGGCCTTTCGGAATGGTAAGAAAGATGCATTAGATTTAGATTATGTACCTCTGCCAGATAGTTTAACCGCACAGATTAAACAAAAAATCTGGTCGCAAATAAAATAATCCAAGTAAGGCCGGGACACTCTCCCGGCCATTTAATTATGTAAGTGACCACTCACAACCTGTTGCTTCCATACAACACCACCCCTTGACAGACCCTCGGTTCTATGGTATACTGGATTTTCAATAATCAATGAAGGAGATATACTATGGCTTATATGAACCAAGAAAAGAAAGCAAAAATCGCCGCTAATCTAAAACCCATTCTCAAGAAGTATGGTATCAAGGGCTCGCTATCCGTTCGCAATCATATGACGATTCGCCTGACAATCACCGAAGGTAAGATTGATTTCGCTAAAGAATACGGCGCCGATGCCAAGTTTGGTATACAGGTCAATCCGTATTGGTATCAAGACCATTTCACAGGTAAGTCCAAAGAATTTCTATCCGAAGCAATCCCTGCCATGTATTCTGCTGACTACTATGACCGTTCCGATGCCATGACCGATTACTTTGACACCGCTTACTATGTTGATGTAAATATTGGTAAGTGGAATAAACAATATAAGGTGGTGTAATGAATATCACAGAACTTTTTGAACAACAGATTCGGGGTGGTGCC